CTGCCGTGGCTCAGATCACGGCTGGTGGCCAAGGCGCAGAGGTCACGTTCACTGCACTTAAGACAGCCTTCGCCCAGGTGGCGGCTGGCAAGGTGGGCGATGAGTTCAAAGACTTAGGAATAACAATCAACAGTTCGACGCTGGCCTCTGAAGGTTTGGCGGGAACATTGCAAAAAATCAAAGACTCAGGGGCAGACGCTGGAACAGTTATCAAGGCATTTGGCACAGAGGCTGGGCCTTCAATCTTGGCCCTCCTTAACGACACCGAGAAGTTCAACAAGCTATTGGAGAATCAAAAGAACGCTCAGGGCGCAGCGGCTGCGGCAGCCTTTGAGGCCAGCGATACCATCAACGGTGCCCTGAAGCGACTGCAGACAGCGTTTACAAATATCTTTGCTGATGGGTCTGAACTTGGTTTGCTTCTCAAGAGCACGTTCAAGGTTGCTGCTGTCACTGTTGAAGTGTTTGGGGCGGCGTTGAAATTAGTGCTGGCTCCTATCCGTGGGCTGGTCTCTGGTGTTCAAGCGTTTTTCAAAGAGCTTGCCCCGTTTGGGGAAAACATCAACTTGGCCTATGAGCTTGAAAAAGGTTTTCAGGCAGTGATGCAAGGTGTGAGCTTTGCCACTGATGTGGTTAAGGGCCTGTTCACGGTCATCGGCGAGAGCACTGCCAACGCCATTGGCAATGTTTTGAACATGGCTGCGAACATTAGGCAAGGCGTGATCGGCGTGTTTACAGGGCTTGGGGAAACGATTAAGTCCACGCTGGCCAATCTTTACGATCAACTGCCAGGCCCAATTAAATTTATTATTGAGCAGGCAGCAAAAGGTTTTCAGGCTGTCAAAAGCTTTTTAGGTCAAGCAGTTTCAGGCGTTGCTCAGCAAGTGTCTGGTGCGGCTGTAGAGCTGGCTGTGATTGGTGGAGGAGTGCAGCAGCAACAACCTGGCGCTCAGCCTGCAGCTGCAAACGCAATTCAGCAGACCAATAATGCCTTGAGTAGCGCAACCAAGGACAGCAAAGACAATGACGAAGGCAAGAAAAAACTCACAGAGCGGGAGAAGCAGTTACAGGCCGCAGCAAAGTTGACTCAACAGCTTGAACGTCAAAACGAGCTTGACGCTTTAGGCACTGAAGAAGCCCGCAAGCTGAAGCAGCTTGAGTTTGACAAGCTCGACATCAAACAAAGGTTCCCGGAGCTAACGGAAAAAGAAGTAAAGGCAATCCAAGATCTCCTGCAAGAAAATTACAACATCACAGAAGAGAAGAAAAAGCAGAAAGAACTAGACGACAAGGCGGCTGAAGACGCCAAAAGACTGGAAGAGTTTCATAAACAAATCGGTGAGACCATTCAGGCTGGCTTGGTTCAAGGCATCCAAGACGCCATCACAGGTGCTAAGTCACTCAAGGAATCGTTCTCTGGCATCCTTAAGCAGCTTGGCGGAATGTTCCTCAAGCAAGGCATCGGCAGCTTTGGCAGTGGTGGCGAAGCAGGCACTGGGCTACTTGGGGCTATTTTCAAGAAAAGAGCTGCAGGTGGTTACGTCACTAGCCCTGAATTTGCTCAAATCGGTGAAGGTGGCGAGCCTGAATACGTCATCCCTTCCAGCAAGATGAACGAAGCCATGGGGCGTTATGCCCGTGGTGCTCGCGGTGGTGCTGTTATCCCTGACGGCCCAGGTGGTGATGCTTCAGGCGGCATGGCTGGTGGCGGTGGTTCTATCGACGTGAGCTACAGCGTTGAGCGGATCAATAACGTTAACTACGTCACTGCTGCTGAGTTTGAACGCGGCATGGCACAGGCTGCAAAACGCGGTGCAGAGATGGGCCGTCGCGGTGTCTACAGTGACCTTGTCAATAAGCGCAGTGTACGTAGCAGGGTTGGCGTATGACACTAGAAGCCATCACAACGTTCATTCGCTTCACCGATAGCGAAGACACAAGCATCGAGCATTTTGCGTTCCAAAACAGCACAACGACCAGTGCGATCACATACGATTCAAAGTCCTTTGATTTTTTGCCGTTTATCTATAGCGGTGCGACAAAGGCTATTTCTGGGGACAATATTGAAAGCAGCCTGACATTTGCTGCCAATCCAATCAGCATTGGTTACGCCCAAGAGGCCAGAGAAAACGGCTACTTAGTCGAAGTCAACACGGTGTTGATGAACCCGACGACATTTGCGCCCAATCGCACTTTGACAACTGAGTATTGGATTGCGTCTGGCCTGAACTACAACGTCGAAGCGGTGCAGTTAAACCTCAGCTCATCCATTGATGCTATTTCTTCGTTTGTGCCTAACAAAGTGCTGCTGTCCAAAAACGTTGGCGCGTTGCCTGTAAGCTCTCGCATCAGCAACGTTTGATTGAACCTTGCGAGCTGATTGGGCTGCCCTATCGGCTTGGCGCTGTGCCGCAAAAGCATGGCGCTGCTGATTGCCTGAGTTTGGCTACAGCAGTGCAGGCATGGCACGGAATCGACATGCCGTTGCCGCAGCGTTCTTGGTATCGCAGGCTGCGCCGCAAGGATTATTCAGTGTTCCCTGAGCAACTAGGGCTATGGGGCAGGCAAACAGATGCAGCTAAAGTGGGCACACTCGGGTTAGTCCATTGCGCTGATAGCAGCTATGGACTGGCTTCTTTCTATGACGACGGATGGCTGCAATTCAAAGACCGTCGAGTGATATGGATCCCCTTAAGCGGTCTTACTCCCGCCGCTCTCTACTGCCGGTAGAGCAGCAGATTATTGATGCCCTAGGGCTTACGCTCGAAGAGTATTGGCACTTCTGCCGTCTTGCTGATTGCAAGGCCAAAGAGCGCGGGCCGGAATACGACTTGATCCCTGAAGTTGTTGCTACAGGCGAACCTGCCACCACGCTTGCAATCATCCAACTTGCAGTTGGTGTGTTGTTTACAGCAGCTTCTGTGTTGCTGCAGCCGGAGCTTCCAGGACCAGACCCGGCAGCTATTCGCACCGCTGATGTCCGTGGGCAAACAAAGTTTGCTGAGTTGTTTAGCTTTGAAAGCTTGCAGGACATCGCAGCGTTAGGAAGCATTATCCCCCTGGTGTTCACAAAGCAGATCGTCGATCCCGCTGACCCTGAAGGTTTTTTTGGAGGTGTTCGCGTCAAAGCAATGCTGCTTTGGTCGCAGTTACTTAGTAGAGGCACCCACCAAGAGTTGAAAATGCTAACGACCTTGGGATTGGCTTCTTTGACAACGCCTGACCCTGAAGGGTTTGCGATTGGCGACCAGCTTTTGCGTAGCTACCACGACTCTCGCTATAAGGTGTATTTCAAAAACAACCCTGAGCTTTATAGCGACCCTAAAAAAGGCGGTCGAATAAACGAGTCAAATGCAATCGACAATGCGGGTAGCTTGCCGCCACTAGAGCATGACGACGTTTTTCATGCTTATGACCGCATAGCAGACACGTTTACAGGATTGTTCTGTGGAGCACGGACGCCATCTTCTCAAACTACTTTTGGTTGCCATAACCCAATCCCTAACGGGGCTTTGTATCACCTCCCCTACGACATTGTGCAAATAATGAAGGGCACTAAAGGTGCGCTTTTTGAGAAACGACAGAAGCTAGTTACTCCTTACTCTGGCCGCATGGCGATGAATGAACTTCATCGTGCGAGCGGTGGTTCTTCTGTATTTGCGTCAGATCCTGAGGCGGCTGTTCCCGTTGATATTTTTAAAGATGATGAGTTGGTGTTTACTATCGGACAAGATCGCGAAGACCCGGACGGCTTTGAGCCTTTTGGCCTGAGTGACGTTAATTCAGCGATAGACCAGCGTGCCATTGATGCAGATACAAAAATTGCGATAGGAGACTTGTTCTTGTTCGGCACTGCATTATTAAAGTGCCAGCACATCCGCTCCGATATACCGTGGGAAGTCAGCGGCGAAGATCGCCCTACAAAGCAATTTGTATTTAAATGTTTGGAGCGAGGGGTTGGCAACTTAGCGAATGTAAATGCAGCAGTAGCGGGAAGCATCCCCTATTACAGCACGCACCTACAGGAAGTAAACATCGGCACTGTAACCAATAACAGAAAATGCCATCAAACAGAAATTGGAATTAAGAGCATAGTTTTTAAGCGAATAGATAATTTTGCTAACGTACAAAGTGAGCCAAATGCGGCAACGCTGCGAGATTTTGAGCAAGAAAAGCAGCCTTTTTCGTTGGGGCGGGTGTCGGCCTATCAGACTCGCTATAGTTTTTTCCGGCTTGAACTTAGGGGTGTCAATACAAGCACTGACACAGCGTTTACAGATGTTATGCCCGGCCAATACTTTGCCGTTAAAGGCAGCAACCCGCAGCCGCAATTTAACACCGTAAGGATTACGCATCCTTTTGGAGAGTATGAATTCAGGCTGTTGCCTGTGCCCGGAACAATTTTTGGCAATCTCTATGACTATGAAACAGTTACTGTCAATCTCCTTGACGGCAAGGGCAGGACTGATGTTCAGCAAGAGGGAGATTTTATTATTAGCTATACAGGCAGAAGGACAACGCTTACGAGAGCCAGCGTTTCAAATGTCCAATTTGAGTTCCAAAGCATTGAAGGCCAAACAGTCTTGGTCTCTGGCATTGTCGATAAATTTACTAAAGAAGGCACAGATAAGCTAATTGGTGAAGACCCTATTGGCACCAGTTTTGAGCTTGAAAGTACAGCAGTAGATTATGATAACGAAGCTACATTTTTAAACTATGGCGTACTTGTTAATGTAGACAATCCTACTGTCAAAGGTGCGACATACGCCGCCTGGGGAGGAGTGCAAAAGAGCTTAGAGATAATTGAGACCGATGGATATATCTACCGCAAAGGTTCAACAAAAATTCGGACAATCCCTGTAACTGCAGGGACATGGCAGTCCACACAAGAATTGCCCTTTATTACTGAAGGAACGCCGCTGTCGAACCACAATTACGTCAAATTTGGTTCTACGTCTCAGGCAACGCAACTGATTGTTGGCGGCAATGAAGTGAGCCTTAGCTTGTTTGAACAACCAGGACAGCAAAACCTAAATGCCCTGTATCGGCAAGGATCAGAATCAAAGCAGCTATTAGTTCCAAACGACCCAGTCAGAGTCGTTGCGGACGCTCCGAACAACAACGGTGAGCGTTACCAAGCATTTGTTTTTTATGTAATTGCTTTTGACGGAGGCAGTTTTAGCGCCCGCTGGAACGGTGAATCTGTAACCGTCGGCCTAGAAGCAACTGAGGCAAACCCGATTCAGTACAGGCAAGGTGCGGACAGGGTATACAGGGATGAAACGCAAAAGTTCGATGTGTTCCCGATTTATCGTGTTCAGTACCAAGAGCCAACGCTGACAGATTTTGCAAGCGTTGAAGTCGGTCAATATGGTGCAGGAAACGAAGTCGCCCGTGATCTGTTTGAAATTGAACGATATAAACGTGTAGAGCAGAGAGCGTATGCATCAGGCGGCGCACCTGCTGAGTATTCATTGTCCGGTGGAAGTGGAACTGGCCTAAAAATCAATGCTTCAAGCTTTGGCACAGGGAAATGGCAATGGCTGATCAGTGACGGCGGCTCGGGATATAAGCAAGGTGAAGTCTTGACTCACACCTTCGGGGATGGCACCGAGGTGAGCATTGAAATTCAAGCTGTTCGTGATCAGGTTGTTGAAGTTCCGGGCCGAGAGCATCTCAACCCACTAGATGCGATTGCAGATTTTCCTAAGTACGAGCTAGAGCGGACAAGTCACCAAGATGGCCCCGAACACACTGTGGCTTTCGTAAATGAATTGGTGCGACCCGGCACTAAGGCAGACCAAATAACATTAGATGAGGTTCAATACGATGATTTGTCGTTGCTTGGCTTGCGTGTGTTGGCTGGGCGCGACTGGACTTCTATGGGCCAGTTAACTGCGTATGTCAAGCAAGGCATCAAGGTAGAGAGGCTGATTACTGATAGCGGTGCAACTGCATCCCTCAGCGCAGATCCCGCACCAACTAATAATTTTGCAGAGATTGCCTATAACTTGCTTGTCAACAAGCGCATCGGCGCAGGCCAAAAGATTCCTGCAGAGACTGTAGACCGTGATGCAATGGTTATTGCGGCCAAGTTCTGCCATGCGAACGGCTTTACATACGACGGAGTGGTTGAAGACAAAGTCGCGTTGCGCGAGTTTATCCACCAAAACGCTGCTTTTAATTTGCTTGACTTTAAAGTTGTTGGGGGCAAGTTTTCCCTAGAGCCTTCTGTCCCTTACAACAGCGCCACTTACAAAATACAGCACACTCAAGACATAAACAAACAGATCAAAGCACTATTTACTGACGGCAATATGAAAGACATGCAAGTCAATTTTTTGAAGCCAGAAGAGCGGCAGCTTACGCAGGCGGTTGTGGCTTATAGAGAAGAGGAGCCTAACGGGTTCTCAGAACAAAAAACATTGCGGTTCCGTTTTAAAGATCAATTTGGCGGTTCAGAAACAGACCCAGAAAACGCTATTGATTTGACCAGCTTTTGCACTAATCGGCTCCATGCCCAAACGATTGCCCTTTACACTTTGACTACGCGTAAGCACATTGATCACACGATTAGTTTCAAGACTACGCCGAGTTCTGCTATGGCTTTGAACGCTGGCGATTACATCAAAGTCATCTCAAACGCATCGCATACAAGTCGTTTTTACAACGGCAGTATCGACAGCGAAGGGAACATTACAGCAACTGCTGAACTAATTGATGCGCCCGATTACGATATTTTTTATTGGAAGCCTGGTTCAGGAGAGCAAAGCGTTATTGAAGGACAAATGCCTGTTGCTGGTATGAAGACAGGCGATGAAACTTTCTTTAACTCAATTTTTACCTTAAAAATGAAAAATGAGTTGAAGCGTGTTTATCGCATCGACAGCTTGACCATTGATGATGAGGGCTACGTTGACGTGACCGGCACGCACCAGCCCTTAACGTCCAGCGGTTCACTGGCTACAATCAACCTAGATCTCAATCAGTTCTTGCCGGGTTCAGATGACCGCGATTAGTTTTCCGGCACTGGTCCCTAGCGCAAGGTCTTACACGCCTGGCGTTTTCCCTGAGACGCAGTTCCAAGCGCAGAACGGGGCTGTGGTCCGCGTGCGTTACGGCAACCAGCGGACCAACAGCCGCTTGTCGCTGACGTTTTCAAACATCACAGACGGAGACGCGGCAGAGGTGCTGCAGAACTATGTGCAAGTGATGGAGGGGGATAACTACGCCCAGTTCACGACTAACAATGTGGCCGCTGGTGCGGGCAGTGTGGTTGGTGGTGAGGAAACGGGTCTGATCCCTTTTATCCGCGAGACAAACAGCGCATTGAAGTGGAAATACGCATCGCCGCCATCAGTTACAAGCGTTAAGCCAGGACTGTCTACAGTGACTTGTGAGTTCATTGGCGAGCTTGAGGGTGTCTGATCATGGCTAAGTATTACGCGGGTCAAGATGGCAGTGTCGAGCTGGGCGGTGTCGCCGTCGCCAAGGTTGTGCAGTGGTCTCTGACTGCTAACACCGATGCGCTTGAAGTGACGACCTTAAGCCAAGACGTTCGCGAATTCACTCCTGGTGTTCGTACAGCGTCTGGTGCTCTAACGGTTCTGTACTACGACGATGCGCCAGTTAAGCTGCTGAACCAAGTCAATCAAGAACCTGCAGACCTTTCAGTAACTAAGCTCGCCACATTAAAGCTGAAGTTTGACGATAACTTTTTTGAGTTTGACGCCGTGCTAACCAGTGCTGAACTGGCCTGTGTTGTCGGTGAAGTGATGCGGGTGAACGTGAATTTCACGATGAGCGGTGACTTCACTAGTAAGCAGCTATGACCGTCTTTGTAGGCAACTCAGGCGTCGTCAAGCTGCGGCGCAGCACACCTTCAACTGCGTTCTCTAGCACGGTTGACCCTAGCGACATCAACGTAACGAAAAAGCGGTTCAGCTTTGATTTTCCTCAGGAAATGCTGCTGACAGGCGATCTGCTGCAGATCAAGAGCACTAACGGTGTAAACCTTGCGTTTATTGATGCTTCGGGTTGGGACGGCGGAAGTCAGTTGCCCGACGGGAACTGGTATATCAACGTTGACGAGCTTGGCGGCATCTACCTTTATGACACCTTCGCTAATGCGTTAAACGGGCAAAGCACAGGCAGAGTCACTTTGGCAGCCATCTCAACGGCTATTCCTATCGAGGTAAAAAGCGTTCAAGCTGATTACAACATCCTGGGATTGGTTCGTTCTTTTGAGCTGAACAACGACCGCGAGGTTGTAGACATCACTGTCCTGGGCGATGAGTTTCGCAAAAACGAAAGCAGCCTGATCAGCGGCAGCGGCAGCATTGAATGTCAGTTCCACTATGACCCAGACATTGCTGGCTTGGCGGTTGACTCAGACGTGCCCAGCTATCTGCACGAGTTGATCCTGCGGCAAAAACTTGGTGCTGAGTTTGACGCTGAGCTGCACATTGTGCAGAAAGGCAAGAACCTCGACAACACTGGGGACCAGTTTTATTTTGAGTTCAAGGGCATCGTCACTAATGCTGCGATCGGCCTAGGGACAGGCCAGCTGACGGTTTCTAACTTCAATTTTGTGACTACCGGAGCCATCACACCCAAGCTTGGGATTGGTCTTGTCACCAGCTACGTCCTGAAGGAAGACACTGACCGCATCCTGCTTGAGCAGCCTGGCAGCGGTAAGCTAGAGCTTGAAACTGACTAGACCCGCAGGGGGGTTAGGCAATGGCCGATCAGAAGATTACAGCCCTGAATGAGTTGGCTGAAGCCGACGTAGCTTCAACTGATGTTCTGCCGATTGCCGACATAAGCGCAAGCGAGACCAAAAAGGTCACTGTTAAGAGCCTGGTTGAGCAGGGTGTTGATCTTATTGATGACGCGAGTATTCCGGCAGCCAAGCTTGCATCTATAAGTCCAAGCTCACTTGGCTCTAGCTCAACGGCAAAAGAGTTTATTGCTGGCCCGACTGGCGCAGGTGGCGCTTACACGTCACGGGTTATTGCTTCTGGCGATTTGCCGGTTGCGACCGATTCAGCTCTTGGTGGTGCAGCCGCAGGCACTGGCCTGACTTCAACATCTGGCACGTTTTCTGTTGATGCTGCAACGGCGTCAGCCCGTGGTGCAATCAGTGTGCCGTCTGCCTCTGGCCTGAGTGTTGATGGCAGCGGTGTCATCTCTCACCAGTCCAGCGTCACTGGTCAGACCAAGAACGGTTTTACCGTCAATGCTTCTGGTCATATCACTGCTGTTGGCAGCATTGCTGCTGGTGACCTGCCCAAAGCCACTAGCTCTGCCGTAGGCGGTGTTTCTGTCGGCAGCGGCTTGAGTGTCACCGCAGGCGGCCAGCTAAACCACACCGACACGATTACTGCTGGAACAACCAGCGGGATCACCTTTAACAGCGAAGGCCACATCACCTCCACTGCGGCGCTTGCTGCTGGCGATTTGCCTGCAGGCACAACAACCGCAAAAGGCGGCCTATCTGTTCCTTCTGGCGCGTTGTCAGTCAGTGGCGCTGGTGCGCTGACTCATGACACGTCAGGTGTTACCGCTGGCACCTATCCGAAAGTCACTGTTGATGCTCGCGGTCACGTCACTGCAGGCACCACGCTGTCTGCTTCTGACATTCCAGACATCAGCGCAGCGAAGCTGACTTCAGGCACGATCGGAACATCACTGATCGCGAACGACGCTGTGACCGGCGCGAAACTTGCAAGCAGTTCTGTCACAAGATTTGCAGGGGCGCCTGACACTGACGGCGTTGTTAATTTTGGAACAGCAGATTTTGATGGTCAGTTTCTTTATGATGCCACAAATGAAAACTTGTATATTTATACGGGGACAGCATTTAAGTCTATTGATATTGTTAGCGGCGAGATTGTTTTTGCTGGAACGTATGACGCCAGCACAAACCTCGTTGCTTCAGTAACTGCTAAGGGCACTGCAATCGGTCTGACTGTCGGTCAAGCGTTGATTGCGCCTGCTGCTAGCAACCTCAATCATTATCTGACTGTCAGTGTTTCTGGTACGGGTTCTGGTAACGCGCCAGCAGAAGCCTTGGCACCGCCTGACTTTTTGCTGTCTACGGGCACAAGCTGGCAGGTTCTTGACCTTTCAACTGCGCTGGCTGCTACGGCTGCAAGCAACGTCAGCTTTGCTCCTACTGGCAATGTTGCGGCGACCAACGTTCAAGCTGCGATTGAAGAGCTTGATTCAGAAAAGGCGTCATTGGCTGGCCCGACGTTCACTGGAACAACAACGTTTAGCGGAAATATTCATCTTGGATCTTCTGCCACTCTTTCATTTGAAGGTAGTTCGGCTGATGACTACGAACTGAGCTTCGCCTTTGTCAATCCTACGGCCGATCGCACGATCACATTCCCCAATATTTCTGGCACCCTGGTCACCTCAGGCGATACGGGCACAGTCACTAACACGATGCTGGCTGGCAGCATTGCACTGACCAAGCTTGCAAGCCTGACTTCTGGTCAGTTGATTGTTGGCAATAGCAGCAATGTTGCAGCCGCTGTTGCATTGTCAGGTGACGCCACCATTAGCAATACAGGCGCACTGACCATCGCTAACGACGCTGTCACCGCAGCCAAGTTGGCCGACACTGCTGTCACCGCAGGTTCTTACACCGCAGCCGACATCACCGTTGATGCACAAGGCCGAATCACTGCTGCTGCATCTGGAACGATCGGAACTAGCGAAATCGCTAACGATGCGGTCACCGCAGATAAATTGGCGGACACCAGTGTTACCGCCGGTAGTTACACGCTGAGCAGCATCACCGTTGATGCACAAGGGCGCGTTACGGCTGCATCTAGTGGGTCAGTCACCATTGCGGATGACTCGATCTCGACAGCCAAAATTGTTGATGACGCGGTCACTTACGCGAAGATTCAGAACGTAACGGCCACCGATAAAATCCTTGGTCGCAGCAGTTCTGGCGCTGGTGTAGTCGAGGAGATTAGCTGCACATCTGCTGGTCGCGCACTGCTTGACGATGCAGACGCTTCTGCACAGCGCACCACACTTGGCTTGGTGATTGGCACGGATGTTCAGGCATTTGATGCTGACACTGCCAAGCTGGACACCGCGCAGACATTTACGGCTGCACAGACGTTTACGCCCCAGAGCGTGCATAACGGTGGCGTCAAGCTTGATGGCCCCTATGAACAGGTCGCTGAAGCAGTCTCTGCTTTGGACATCGACCTGAATGACGGCAACTATTTCACCAAGACCATCAACGCCAACTCGACGTTCACGTTCAGCAATCCGCCGTCGTCTGGAACGGTTGGCAGCTTCGTGCTTGAGCTGACGCATACGTCTGGAACGGTGACGTGGCCTTCGAGCGTCAAGTTTCCTGCTGATACCGCTCCGACTTTGACCACGGGTAAAACTCATCTATTCTTCTTTGTGACTGATGATGGCGGCACGCGGTATCGCGGTGCGTCACTCGTCGATTACGTCAACTGAGGAAGCATGGATCCGGTAACTGCAAAGCTGATGTCCGCTGCTGGAGCGGCGGCTGATCCTGTTTACGTTGACGACGTATTTTCGACGTTTTTGTATGACGGCAATGGATCTGCTCAGACGATCACCAACGGCATTGATTTAAGTGGTGAAGGGGGAATGGTGATTATTAAAAACCGTCCACGGAGTATTGACGGGTTTTTCACTTTTGATACTGAGCGAGGTGTTGATAAATATATTCGGACAAATCTGGCCAATGCAGAACAAACAAGCACTAGTATTGTAACTGCATTTTCGTCAACAGGATTTTCTGTTGGTACTAGCGGTAGCTCAAACAGAAGTGGCGACGGCTATGCGGCCTGGACATTCCGCAAGTGCCCTGGATTTTTTGATGTTGTTACTTATACGGGAAATGGTAGTGCTAGCGGACAAACAATCTCTCATAACCTAGGAAGCGCACCAGGCTCAATTTGGATTAAAAGAACAAGCGCTGCTGAAGATTGGTGCGTATATCATCGGTCTGTGGGGACTGCCGGACATGTCAGGCTCAACAAAACCACTAACTACACTACTAACCAAAAGTTTGCAAATGTAACGTCTACAAGTTTTGACATTGTCGATGCCGATGTAATGATCAATGGCAACGGCGATTCTTACGTTGCCTACATCTTTGCCCACGACGATCAATCGTTTGGCGACGGCGGCAACGAAGCGATTATTAAATGTGGGAGTTTTAATTCAACCGGCGGTGTTGTTGACATCAATCTAGGGTTTGAGCCGCAATGGTTATTGATAAAAAGGTCAGACGCTAGTAATTCTTGGATTATTGTTGACGAAATGCGCGGCAACCCAGTCGGGAGTGCCGCTGCGTATTTAGAGCCAAATGGATCTGGGGCGGAAAGCACAATTACCGGCTGGACAGTCCCCACACCTACGGGATTTACAAATAACTATCCGATCAGTGGTGGAACCTTTATTTACATCGCAATCCGCCGTCCGCATAAGCCGCCTGAAGATGCAACGGAATGCTTTGACGTATTTGAGCAAACTGGATCTAGTTCTACGCAGCTGCGACCTGGCACGTCTGGCTCAGGCGTTACAGACATGGCAATTATTAAAAATGTAGACAATAATTTTGATTGGGTTTTGGGAGCTAGGTTGCTCGGTCAAAAGAATCTTATTCCGAACAGTACTGCTTCTGAATCAACAAGCAAGTTTGGCACGTCCGTAAACGTTTGGGATCAAATGAGCGGCACTGAACTCCAAAGTGGAGTTGCTGGCACGAATCTAACTTCAAACAACTATGTAAACTATCACTTTACCCGCAAACCTGGATTTTTTGATGTAGTTGCTTACACAGGAAACGGTGTACAAGGACGCAACATTTCGCACAACCTTGGTGTAGCGCCAGACCTAATGATTGTTAAAAATAGGGATACTACTAACGATGATTGGCACACGTATGTAAGCGGTATTACTCATTTGAGTGTTTATGGATCTGATCCTGACAGCTATGGAAGCAACGCTGTAAGGCTTTATTTAAATGAAACTGATGCTGCTCAATTTAGTGCAAGTGGTAGTTGGGATCACGCGCATCCAACAGCAACTACATTTAGAGTCGGAGATACAGGTGGTACAAACGGAAACGGCGAAAATCTAATAGCTTATCTTTTTGCCAGCCTTGACGGAATTTCAAAAGTCGGCAGTTACACCGGAACAGGCAGTGATCTAAATATCGACTGTGGATTTACTAATGGTGCAAGGTTTGTTTTGATCAAACGAACAAGCGGCGCGACAGACTGGTGGGTTCTTGATACTGCTCGCGGAATCAATGCTGGCAATGATCCTGCCCACTACCTTAATGGTGATGCTGCAGAAACTTCAGTTTATGATTTAGTTGATCCATATTCTGCCGGGTTTACCGCTGTTGCAGATACAGCCGCTATCAATTCAAGCGGCGAAACCTACATCTTCCTCGCCATCGCCTAATCATGGAAATCCGCAACCGCTCCACTGGTGCCGTCATCACCGACAGTCAGCTTCGTGCTGACAACCCTGGAACGTCATTCCCTAAGCAGATTACAGCCGACATTCTTGATGGGTTCGGCTATGACCCTGTGCTGAATGGACCTGCTG